CTCAATCTGAACAGCCCAGCCGAGATAGCCGCCGCGGCAAGCGAAGCTGCGCTGGCAAATGGCGCCACGCAGGCGCAAGCCGATGCGATCGCCGCCGCGGCCCTCAACGCCGCCAACAGTCAGACCGCATTCACCCCCGGCCCACCAGCGCAGCAGGAGCAGGCCCCACCCGGACAGCAGCAGCCGGGCGCACCGGAAGGGGAACAGACGACCAGCACTACCAGCGCGTTCATCCCCGGCGGTTTGCAGACCAATTTTGAATATGCGCTATCGCAGCCGGCGCCGCAGAGCTTGATTGACATGGCGCCAGCGCAGCCGGGACAGCCGCAGGCGCAACCGGGTACGACCTCGTCCATCACGGGCGGCCGAACGACGGATTTCAACTATCCATCGGCAACCAGTACAGGCATCGATCCTGGGGCTGAACAATATGGGGTTGAGCCCGACGATCACGACACGCCGGAACCGCCGGATACCAGCCCGCCACAAGACCCAAATGCACCCCGCCCACCGGGCAACATCCCCGGTCAACTCATCGGCGCAAGAGACAACTATCCCAACTCGCAGCTGGATAATCCGCGAAATCCATTTTATCGCGACAGCGGCCGCACCGATTATCCGCAAGGGCGGCCCGGCGTTACTTACCGCACCGCTCGGCAAGCTGGCGTTGAGCCGAATTTCCACGTCGGCGATTACAACGTTCAGGATTTGGATGCCCGGCTGATTGAGAACATCAACCGCGCCATCGTGGACATGGAACGGGCAGGCATTCCCAACACCCTGACAGTCAGCAGCGCATACCGCCCTATGACTCGCGCCGAAGCCCTAGAGCGCGGGATGGACCCGCGCACCTCACAGGAGAGCGTTTATGCTCGCGGTAATGCGCCCGGAGGACGACACTTTGCCGCCGCCCGGCCCGGCGGCTCCAATCATGCCCCTGGCCGCGCCATCGACTTTAATCCCGGACTATCGGGCCGCGCGCTGAGTTGGCTACGCGCCAATGCTGGGCACTACGGCCTCGAAACTCTCGGCTCCAAGAACGGCAAACCGTTCGACGTTCCTCATATTCAATTGCAGGGTGCGCGCGGTATTGCCAATGTGCGACCAAGCGCGCAGGAGCAAGCGCAACAAAGGGCCCTCGACGCGCAAACCCGGGAAGCGAATGCCGGACGTGGACAGGCACCAACGCAGCAGGCTGCGCCTCCTTCCGGCGGCTGGCGCGGGATTGGCAGCGACAGGTCAGATATTGCCTGGACCGAGCAGCCCGATGTTGCACGACCGCCGGCCGATATCCCGGTGCCAACCAATCTTCCGCCGCAGCCGCCGCAAGAAACACGACCGCCGGCCGATATTCCGGCACCGGCCCCGAGGGGGCCGAACGAGTTCGATATTCCAGTGACGGCGCCTGTGCGCAACGCCACGGTGATTGCGAATAACATCCTCAAGCAAGCCACAGCGCACCTGAATATAAATTCGACTACAGAGGCCCTTAATGCGGCTGGTGTAGTGGCTGCCAAGGCAATGGCAGCGGCGGGCATTCCGGCTAATCTGGCGCGTAGCCTGATGCTCAAAGGCGCCCTGGACGGCGCAATAGCGAATGGCTACGGCCCCGGCGGCTCACGCAGTACCGTGATGGGATTTAGTATCTGGGGCAAGGTTCAAAGTACGATTACCGAGAGCATCGACGCCGCCATGCAGGGCTACCAGCCGGCCAAGCCCGGCGAGCTGCGAGGGCCGCCGGCGCCAGCACAGCAGCGCAGCGATCTGTCAACCGGACAGCAATTCGCTGACTTGTCGCAGTCGCTCGGGCGGATCGCACCCAGTGGCATGACCGGTCGTCCGGGCGAGATCGGCTCGCAGCAGCCCATGTTCAGCATTCCTGGCCTGGATCGGCTCTCACCGATCACTGCGCCACCCCCGCCACCGGACCAGCCAGTAAATCCGCGCGAGCAAGCGTCGCTGTTCGACACCCGCTTTCTGGCCAAGGGCGGCCATGTGGACAAGGACGAGCCGGTTGTGGTGGGCGAGGAAGGCCCGGAATACTTCGTGCCGGATCAGCCAGGCACAGTATTTCCCCATCAGCCGCAGCCAGGCATGACGGGCAAGTCGGAGAATATTGATCGCTGGCCCAAAATACCGGCCCCGAAATTTCCCGGTCACTATGGCGGCGTCGAGCGCGAAATCTTGCGGCAGACGCGCGAAGCTCAAGACCCCCTGCCGAGCCTGATCGATATGGTCAATAGCGGGCGGTTGCCGCTCAATGCCGCCAACTGGCACCGATTGATAAACAATCCGAGCCTGATTGCTCTCGGGCGATCGCGCATGGACGACAGGCGCGCAGGCATCGATCCCGGTGCCGAGCAATACGGCACCGAGCAACCCGGTCCCGTGCTTCCCGTCGGCACCTACATACCGACCCCCGCGCCGGCCGCTGATCCAACAAACCCGCTGGCGCAGGCGCTAGGCTACGGCTCGATCCGCCGGCCGATGCGGATCGGCCGCCAGAGCTACCAACGATAGGAGAACGCCATGCCTTTACGCGGTGGACCGCCTCCCGAATTGCAGCAATTGGGCGGGGTGGGGCAACAGGCGGCTCCGCAGGTGCCCGGCCTGTTGCAGATGGCGCAGGCGGCCATGGGCGACGGCGGCGATGTCAGGGGTGGCGGTGGCGGTGGCGGCTTCCATGGCCTGTACGGCAATGCAGCCGTTTCGCCCGAGGATGCAAAATATTTCGATGCTTACGGCGGGTGGAAGCTGGACGATCCCGAGCAGGCGGCTGCCGCCTCCGGCATGAGTTTGGGCCAATTTGCGAGCGGATTTCTGCCGCGGATGGGTGTCACGGGCATCGAGTATAATACCGGCAGCGATAAGGGCGGGTTCTTCAATGCCGCAGATTTATACAAAAAACTCGGCCGTGATATTCCGGGGATGGCGACATTCGGCCAGGCCGGCCCCTCGACCAACAATTGGCGCCTGCTCGGCATGGGGCCGGGTTGGATCATGCGAAACGGGGAACTCATCAACACCCAAGCGGGCGAGGTCAGGCGTGGGGGTTCTAGCTTCTCCGATATGGGAGTTGGGGTCACTGCCGAGCACGGCATGAGCGCGCTAAGAGGCTCGAACCTCGGAACTGGCGCTAGCCACGGAACGCCCAATCAGTGGGGCGATAGTTTCTACTGGCCGGGTGCAGCAACTGGCGGGTACGCCGACCGTTTTCCCGCAAATACAAACGTCTAAGGAGCAGCCATGCCGAGCCAGAGCCACGGCGGTAAAGTATTGCTACGTCGGCGGCAGATGAAGTTTCACCCCGACGAGGTGCGCTCCAAAATCCAGGCGGTGCGGCTGGTGGATCTTCTGCACCAATTCATTTTCAGCGAGGTCGACAAGAACGGCCGCAAACTGGCCGACCTGAGCATGTCGCAAGTGCGCGCCATCGACGTGCTGCTCAAGAAGGTGGTGCCCGATCTGACCCGCACGCTGATCTCAGCCGACGTAAACGTGAGGTACGTTGCGGAGCTTCCGCCGGTACTCAGTCGCGAGGAATGGTTGCGGAAATATGCTAATCCTGAGCCACCGCGTATGATCGAAGGCACGGTCACAAACGGTGGAGGCGATGATGGCAAGGGCACGCTACAATAAGCGGTTCGAAGATGGCATTTCGCCCGAGCCTAATTCCGGGTGCTGGCTGTTCGATGAAGGTGAGAGCATTTACAGCGGCTATGTCAGGATTTTTGGTAACCGTAAAAGGCAACTAGTCCATCGCTTTGCATACGAACGCTATCGAGGCTCGATCCCGCCGGGGATGTGCGTTTGCCATACGTGCGATGTGCGCTGTTGTGTGAACCCGGATCATCTATTTCTAGGCACACATGCTGAGAACATCGCGGATCGAAATCAAAAAGGCCGACAAGCAAGAGGCGCTAAAAGCGGTCGAGCGAAGTTAACCGCAGAGCAGGTTTTGGCAATTCGGGCCACAACAACATCGCCGACCATTATTGCGCGGCAATATGGAATTACCGCGCCAGTGGTTCACAACATTCGGCGTCGCAGAATATGGATGCACTTGTAGACAAGGTCGAAAAGACGATTTGGACGCCCGGAAGCAACTGGGCACAGTGGGCGTTTCTGCAATCTGATGTGTTTGAGATTTTCTTTGGCGGTGCGCGCGGTGGCGGAAAATCCGATGCTGTGCTTGGCGAGTGGATGGCCCATGCCAATCGCTACGGGATCAATGCTTCGGGGCTGATGTTGCGGCGAACGCGGACGGAACTGCTCGACATCATCGAGCGGTCACGTGCGATCTATGGGCCGCTCAAGTGGACGTATCACGAAACCGATAAGGTGTGGCGCGATCCGCAGGGCGCGCGGCTCAAGTTCAATTATCTCGAACGCGATGCCGACGCGGAACTGTATCAGGGCCACAGCTATACGAGGGTGTACATCGAGGAGGCGGGCAACTTTCCATCACCAGCACCAATCATGAAGCTGATGGCGACGTTGCGCTCAGGTGCCGGCGTTCCGGTTGGCATGCGGCTTACTGGCAATCCCGGCGGTCCAGGCCACCAATGGATTAAATCTCGTTATGTCGATCCAGCGCCGCTTGGCAACCTGATCATTGTTGATCCGGTGACGAAGTTAGAGCGCATCTTCATCCCGTCGAAGGTGGGGAATAATCAGTACATCGATAGCGAAGCATACAAAAACCGGTTGCGTGCATCGGGTAGTCCCGAATTGGTGCGCGCATGGCTGGATGGGGATTTCAACGTCACGTTAGGGGCTTTCTTTGATTGCTTCGAAACCGGCCGGCATGTGATCGAACCGTTCGAAATCCCGAAGGATTGGATGCGGTTTCGCTCGATGGACTGGGGCAGCGCCTCGCCGTTTTCGGTCGGTTGGTGGGCGGTGGCGTCGGACGAATGGCAGGTTCACGGCCGGGTGATCCCGCGCGGCGCCATGGTGCGCTACCGCGAATGGTACGGCATGCGGCCGAACGAGCCGAATGTCGGCCTCAAGCTGCATGCCGGCGAGGTGGGCCAGGGAATTTTGTCGAGGGAAAAAGGCGAGGAAATATCCTACGGCGTGCTCGATCCCTCGGCGTTCGCCGAGGATGGCGGGCCGTCGATCGCTGAGCGCATGGGGACCGGCACCGAAGGCAAGGTCTGGTTTCGCAAGGCCGACAACAAGCGGGTGCGGGTGTACGGCCACCTCGGCGGCTGGGACCAGATGCGCTCGCGGCTGGTCGGCAATGACGACGGCCTGCCGATGCTGATGGTGTTCTCGACCTGCCGGGATTTCATTAGGACTGTGCCATTCCTGCAACACGACCCCGACCGGCATGAAGATGTCATGACCGACAGCGAGGACCACGCCGCGGACGAGTGCCGGTATGCCTGCATGAGCCGACCGTGGATTGCGGTGAAAGAGCCGCCAAAGCCGGCCGACGTGTCCGGCTACGAGGTCTACCGCAAGAGCACGGCGGCCGAGGATTGGCGGCAGTTCTAACCAATTAGCCAATTAGCCAAAATAGGAAAATTGTCATGTCAGTGGTGGAAAAGTTCGCCGCGTTCGTCGGCTCGTTGTCGCCGGAGGAAACCGGCGCAGTCATGCCGATGATGATTTCCTTCATGCAGAGCAACCTCGGGGCCGGCATGACCGGCCCGAATAATGCTGGCCCCGATATGGCGCTACCGCCCCCACCTCCGGGGGCGGATGCTGGCCCAGGCGCCCCACCAAGTCCCCCTGGTATGTCACCTGGGCCAGAACCCTCGCCGCCGCCGCAGATGCCCGGCCTGCAGCCCGGCGGGCTGATGGGCCGGCCGCCAATGCCGCCCACGCAGATCGGCAACAAGGCTTACTGACATGGCGGTCACCAACGTCGTTAACTTCACCGGCTACAGCCAGACCGGCGGTGGCGGCTCGCACGGCCGCGGGCCGGCCGATCTTGACCCGCAGGACGGGCAGGACGGCTTCTGGGAATTGGAAAAGTGCGTCAAGGCGTACACGACCTATCTCGACAGCAAGCGGTTGGAAATCGAGGAGCAACAGATATCGCGGCGCTATCGCCACGGCGCGCAGTGGAC